AACGCGCGATGTCCTGATCGGTGACCTCGGGGATCATCTCCCACGCGGCCTCGTGAGGCACGTCGAGCATCTGCACCATCTTGCCGAGCGCGTCGACCACGGCGGCGAACGAGCGGGCGTCGGTGTCGCGCCAACGCACTTGCGCGCCGTCGTCGGGCTCATCGCCGGCGGCGACGGCCGCGAGAGCGAAAACCTGTTCCCACGCCTCGCCAAACAGCAGTTTGTAGACGTCGCCCTGTCGCTTGGTCACGTCGTAGAGCGAGGCCAGCGCCTCGGCACTCACGTTGATCAAGTTGCCCTTGAGCGTGCCGGACGGAAGCTGACCGAGGGTCGCTAGCGTCTCGATCGCGGCGTCGAGGGCGGACAGGTGGCCGTCTACGTGCGTCTGGTTGAACTCGCCGAACGTCGCGGTCTGCTGATCGGTGACCCACAACCGATCTACGGCCGCTTGGAACGTCTCGATCGGCTGACCGTAGTTCGGATTGGGAACGTCGATCGTTGCGGGGTTGACCTCGGGGTCCGTCGAGCCGTTCGGGTCGTAGCTCGGATTCGGAATCGAAATCGTCGTGTTCTCGTCGACCGGAATGGCGAGGCCGGTAGCCCAGCGCTGGCGGAACGCAGCGAAATGCATGGCCATCGTCAAGGCAAACACGGTGTCATTGACGCGGTCCTGAACGATGATCAGCGGCTTGATAATGCCGGTCGGCTTGCCGTCGAGGCGGTCGCGGAAGCGAACCATCGGCGTCACGCCGAGGCCGTGCTCCTCGGTCGAGACCAGCCGGTACGCACCATCGGTGCCCACGACGGTATAGACCGCCACGTCGTCGATGAGTTCCCAGATGGCCGCGCCGGTCGAGTCCTTGCCACGGTGGCGTAGGCCGTACTGCGGCCATTCGTCGTCCTCGTCCTCGTACCACGCCATGGAGCGCAGCGGGTCGAGGGGCCGGATCACGGGCGACTTGTCGCCGGGCAGCACGAGGACGTAGCTCGCGCCGTACTCGATCGCGCCTCGGTGGGTGATGGTCTGGCGGGCGTCGAGCTTGTTGGCTTGCCAGTAGTCCCACGCGGGCGAGTTGTCCTTGGCGCCGGTGTCGGCGTAGCCGTCGAGAAACAACAGCTTGACGAACGTGTCCGAGACACGTGGGAGTAGGTTGGTCACGCTGCGCATGGCCATGATTTCGTACTCGGCCCGGTGCTCGCGCGGCATGTATGGCAAGTCGTGGTCGCCGGCGAGGTAGCGGGCGACAACGCCGTGATGGCCGTTGCGGGCAACGGTGGCGCCGTGCTCGGCGATCAGCTCGACGGCCAGGCCGGCGGGGTTGCTGATGGTCGCCACGCCTCACTCTCCTCTCTTGGCTTTGGCGCGGGCCTCGTCGGCCATGCGTCGGTATTTGGCGGTCTCGGGGTCGACCTCGGCGGGCTTGCGCGCGCCGGCCTCGGCGACGGCAACGGCGGCGGCGTACTTGGCGGCCTGCTGCGCGGCGAGGGCGGGGTTACGACGGCCGTAGCCGGTCAGGGTGCCAACGCCACCTCGGCGGGCGAGGGCGTTGGTTCCGGTGACGAGCGTGGCGGCCATGCGGGCGAGCAGCATGGCGGCGAGAGCGTCGACCTTGTGGCGCGACTCGCGCGATTCCTTGCCGAACGAGATTCCCCACCGGCCGGGCCGGCGGCGTGCGTTAAGCACGTGGCGGCGTAGGCGCGGGTCGCCGTCGTGCGGAACGGCGTGGTCGGTGATGGCGCGGTGTAGCGCCTCGGTGGCCCGAGTCGTGTCGGCGCCGTGCGCGCGCATGTCCCACGCCACGGCGTGTTTCACGGTGGCCTTGTGGAACAGGCGCTCGCCGTAGCGGTCGCGCCAGTCGTCCACGTCGGTCTCCCACTCGGCGACGTCGGCGAAAAACGCCACCACGTCGAGCGTCGAAAACGCGTGGTCGACGGCGCCGCGCACGGCGAGGCGGTCAACCTCCCAGCCTTCACCGGCGGTGCCGTCCGGGCGTTCCCAGAGACCGAGGATGAACGGGGCGCCGTCGCGCACGCGCACGGCCACAAGAGCCGTGCTGTCGTCCGTACGGCCGCCGTCAAAGCCGAGGGTGACCGTGTCACCCTTGCGCCACCGGCCGGGCTCGGCGCACTTGAGCGGCGCGAGGTCGAGCAGGTGGTTAGCGTCCCACTCGCCGGCTGTGGCCCACGCGTCGGCGGCGTCCACAATCTGGTTGAGGTAGAACCGACACGAGTCCTCGATCGGGGTGTCCGGCGAGTAGATTTCGCTGATCAGGTCGTCGTATTCGACCCACGTGGCATCGCCGTAGGCACACTTGAGCGCGGCCCGTAGCGTCTCCTCGTTGGCGAAATCCTCGTCAGTCAGGGCCGGCGCCTCGGTCGAGTCGTAAAGCAGGTCAGCGCGGCGCGTGCGGCCCTCGACCTGGGCTAGGTGGGCGTCGTAGTAGTCGCGCCCGACCGTGTCCTGCGCGGGGTTGTGCGCGTTGGTCGTGACGACCGAGCGGCCCTTGACCTTGGCGAGGTTGCGGCGGATGACCTTTGCGAGGTTCTTTCCGCCGTTGCCGGTGGTCCAGTGGTGGACCTCGTCCATGACGGCGAACGTGGGGCGGGCGCCCTCTTGCGTGGCCGGATTGGTCGTGATCGGCACCAGCTTGCCGCCGCCGGCGACGTAGATGCGCGTGATACCGACGTCGAGGCCGAACTCCTCGGCGAACTCGGCCGAGATCATCGCGCGGATGGCGTCGAGGGTGTTGGCGGTCTGCGTCTCGGAGACGCCGGCGATGACGACCCACGGCGAGGCGTGCGGCCGGCCGATCGGGTCGCCGTTGGTGTCCCAGCCGGCGAACACGACGGGGCCGACCAGTTCGGCGAGGCACAGCGCGCCGAGGAAAGGCGACTTGCCCCATCCCTTGGCGCGGCGCAGCACGGCGCGGCGGAACCGAAATCGCCCGTTGCTGTCGACGGCGTAGAGCCAGAGGATGAAATTCTTCTGCTCGCGCGTGAGCTCGAACGGCTCGCCGGCGCGGTCGCCGTCCGGCTGGATGAGCCATGTCTCGATGAACTCGATGACCAGCCAACCGAGCGTCGGAATCTCGGGGTCGAACCGGTCGAGGGTGCGGATTGCCTTAAGGGACACGCGGGGGCCTGCCTCGTCGTGGGGACGCGGGGCCTGCCCGTGCGTCAGTCGTCGTCGTCGGCCTCGTCGACCCACCGGGCGCGGGCGGCCGTGATGCTGGTGACTGAGGCGATGCCGGGCTCGCCGTCCTCGGACGGGTCGGCGTCGGTAAAGCGGATGCGGGCGCGCTGGCGGTCGGTGAACGTGGCGCCTAGGCGCTCCTCGTTCATCCGGATCTCGCCGAGGATCTTGGTTCGCTCGCCGGGCGACAGGCCGTCGTCGAGGAGCATCGTGCGCAGGGGCGCGAGGTCGGCGAGGCGCTGCCAGTCGGTGCCCTCGAACGAGGCGGCCTGAGGCTGTCGGCGCCACGTCTCCCACCACGCGCGCACGGGCTCGGCCCAGTCGTCGCGGAAGGTGGCGGCGGCGAGGTCGGGGCCGTAGACGGCGCCGGTCCGCTCGAACAGTCGCTCACCGGTCGTCGGCGCGTTGCGGCGGCGACGCTGGCCCTCGGGTTTGGGCGCGTGTGCGGTGCCTCGGGCCATGCGTCCTCACCTCCTACGGCGTGATCAGGTTGGCGAGGTCAGCCGGCGTCGTGTTGCCGGGGTCCTGGTCGCCGAGGTGGACGCCGGCGGCGGCGTAGGCCATGGCGACCAGTTGCGAGCAGATGAGGTGACGCGTCGAGTTGACGTAGCGGCGCAGCAGACGGCCGAACGGCAGGTGCAGCCGGCGCGCGGCGATGGCCGGGTATTCGAGGTACGAATACGGCGTGTGTTCGTACGAACGGCCGGCGGCCACGATGGCGGCGCGCTGCTCGTCGGTCAGCTCGACCGTGCTCCACGCGACCGAGCCGGCCGGGGCGTCGAGGTAGAACGAGAGCGGGGTGAGGCGGGCGCCACCGGGCTCGGCCTCGATCACCGTTTGGTCGTCGAGGACGAGAAACGCGTGTTCGTAGTTGCGGAACCCGTTGCCGTTGAGCCACTGGGCGAGCCTGATGAGAAAGCCGGTCAGGCCGTGTATGCGGCAGACACCGTAGTCACCGGGGCGGATCGTGCGCACGCGAAAGCTCCTCGGTGCCTAAGGGAAGAATGGTTGCAGGCCGAACCACGTCACTGCCTGCGCGGATGCCCCGACCTCTATACACGGGTTGGCATCTTTCCTGACGCTCGCGCGGTCGGATTCGAACCGACAACCGCCCCGGTTTCTGACGGGGCCGCTCTGCCTATTGAGCGCGGCTATGGTGAGCCGTTGAGTACGCGCGAGGTTCCGGCGGCCTCGGTGGGGCGCGCAGACCAGCGCGCAGTGAGTGAAGGCACTCTCCGGAACGATGTGGCCCCCTGCGCGGCTAGCTCACGCGCTTGATTCCGCCGAGGGGCACGGCGGCCGGACCGCGTCGGCGCGCTCGTCGCTCAACGCCGTGAGAGTCGGCGGGCGGGGCGCGGCGCGATGGTCCGGGCGTCTACTTGTGGGACTTGCTCGCCGAGCGGGTCGGCGCGGCCTTGTGGCTCGGCGTGGCGGTCGTCGAGGGCGACGGCGAGGCCGAGGGCAGAACCGGCGGCGCGGCCGGCGTCACGTAGACGACGGACGGCGGCGGGGGCGCGGCCGGCGAGGAGCGGCGAGGGCCGTAGGCGGCGGCGAGGACGACGGCGACCGAGGCGCCGAGGGCGACGGCGGCGCGTCCGTGCGGGCGCGCGCGTAGCCGTAGGCTCACGCGGGAATCGTGCTGGCGTGGGCGAACCATCCGGCTATCTCCTCGGTCGTGCGGTCCGGGTACGCCGGCGCGAGGCGCGCGACGTAGGCGGTTTGGGTCTCGGCGGCGAATCGCCACGGGAAATGCCCGATCATGAACGACTGCCAGTCGGCGAGGTCAAGCGGGTAACCCCATACCGTCCGGTCGTCGTTGTCGGGGCCGAGGATGTCCTCGGGGGCCTCGTAATGGTGGTCGTCGTGCAGCACACTGCGCCTCGCTGATGGTTCGTCACGGAAAGTTGGCTGCCCGTACGTACAGAAAGGTGCT